AAGGTGATAAGACACAGGTGGTGCTGCTACGAAAGTAGAATCGATTTACCAATCGGGTCTTAGGCAAGAACGTTTTTACTCTGTAGTAATGCCCGTTCTTTGTTGGTATACAGGATTCCAACCTCCCTATTTCTATATTATGGTAAGACCTTCGGGTCTTTTTTTGTGTCTAAGTATAAACTCGTAGGCATTTATATTTGTGACTATAAGATCAAATGTGTTAGATCCCTGACTAAATAGTGGTAGAATTAAGGCAAACAAGATGTAACCAAACTCTTGTATATTATGAACTCAAAAATGGAGACCCTTTATGCAACACAATATAGAATCACACAATCAACTATCTGCTTGGAATACTCAGCAAGACGAACTCCTTAACGAATACTACGAGTGCATTATAGATTGTGATATCGGACAACACGGGAGTGATTGCAAAAGAATATGTAAAGACATTTTAATTAACTAAACCTAAACGTAAAAGGGGGTCGAAAAAGACCCTCTTTTTTTGTGTCTAAATACTATTACTGATGGATTACATTATGGACTACCGACCATATTCTCCTGAGTGGCATCGTAAAAGGTATCTACAAGAAGCAATTTTTAAATACCTTGACGATTATGTTGACAATGATATCATCATAAATGATATACAAGATATTCTCTCCAAAAGATCGGATGAAGCATATCAAGAGTATACAAAACTCAATCAACTTAAAGCCAAACTCAGCGAATAACATATGCTATCAACCAAGTACCGACTTCGATTAGAAGCAATCTGTAACCAGATTGTAAATGGTGAAAATGTCGCATTGGATGACATGATTTGGGCACAGAAATTAGCAAAAACAAATACCACTGCTTCTACATGGTTGCGACAAGCACGACAGAAAGCAGCAAATCCCGACATGCCGAAGGGAGGGACGGATGATTTTCTGAATAGGATGGGATTAGGTGAACCCGACCCATCCGACTATAGAGAAGGGTTCGAGAGTGCAGATGATATTAACGACTGGTTTAAACGTAACAAACCTGACGACTGGAGACAACGAGACTAATGGCAAACTGGTATCAAGACCAACTAACAAACAGAAACTTTCTTTCCCCTATTGGGTTTTTATTCCTTTTGAATAAAGCAAAGAAGGTATCTTTCTTATGCCAAAGTGCAGAGATACCCTCATTTGAATTAGGGCAAGTTGATATACCTACAAGAGGTTTTGTTCCTTTACCAAGAGAAGGTAACATTAGATATGGAGATTTATCTATTGAGTTTATAGTTGATGAGGATCTAAGAAATTATATGGAGATTCATAATTGGATGCGTGCTTTAGGAACACCTCAAGACACGAAAGAAAGAAAAGACTGGAAAGAGAAATTTGAGAACGATCCATCAGAAGATGTTAGATTCTCAGATGGAACTCTACAAGTATTAAACAATAATAACCTAGCAAACTTTGATGTAGTATTTAAAGATCTATTCCCTGTATCATTATCTACTATACCATTTAATTCATCTGAAGATGATAATGATTTTTTAGTTGCTACCGCAACCTTTAGATATACGTTGTACGAAATAAGAAACGTTAGTTCACAGACAAGACGATGAAGATACTTGAGTATATTATTTTAATAGGAGTGATAGTATTCTTAGGATTTGTATTTCTCTATGAGTTGTTAGATTTGTTTTTGGTTAGACCTTTCTTTAGATTATTTAAAAGAAAAAAACGTAGGAGAAGGAGATGAAGTTTGAGTTTGAACATCACTGGGGTGGTGAAGATAACTGGTATACTAAATCTAAGAGATGGGCAAAGAAACAACCTTTCTGGATATCACATTTGGTCACAGGTTTTATAGAATGGTTGCATAAAATGTGGATTGATGGTAAAATAGAGATGCTCATGGACGACGTTGATCGTCAGATAAATACTATTCATTCCGAATGGGAGGCAAATGACAGACAAATCACACCACACATCGTGGAGAAAGGAGTATTTGGAGATGAAGGCTGGTCTATCGAAATCACAAATCCTATTGTTGACAGAAGGACCGACTCAACTAGCACAGGCATGGTTACTCCAAGCGATGCACAACGACTACAACAAGATGAAGGGGATCAAACCCGAACCTAGTAGAGAGTCAGGTTATCAGACATCAATGAAAGAATGGTTTGCTAGTAACAAAGATCAAGGTGTATGAGAGCAGATAGACATCATGACCCTGTAGAAGATCTGGAAGCAGAACTTATACATGAACTAAAAGGAATCACCATACAATTAGGTGGTGAAATGACACAAGTAATCAGAGCAAATAGTTCTGGAAGATCAAGTAAAGTTATCCAAATTGAGTATGCAATTAACACAAGAAATGATTGACAAGATCCAAGAGTTGATGAACCATACCAAAAAGGATGGCACAGCAAACTGGTTGGATGGTGATGACATTAAGATTAGTCTAGCAGGTACATTTGCTGCTGATAGATTCATCGTTATTGGAAATGAATCCAAGAAACCTTGGGTGCCTTCTGAACCTCATCCTTACTTTGATTATGAGAAAAAGGAATTTACTAAAAGTGGTAGAGAAGAATATCTGAAAGAGCAAAAGAAAGATTCAAAAAAATGAATATATTATTACTTGTAATAGGAGTTAGTATGATTTGGATTGTAGGAGTTTTGATTTACCTATCATGAACCTTGAAACACTTCAAGAGATGTGGAAGAAAGACAGTGTAATAGATACTGACTTATACTGTGAAGAGTCTACAAAAATTCCACAACTTCACATGAGATATATGGAGTTTCATAATACATTTTCTCTTATGAAGAGAGAACGTGATTTAGAAATGAGAAGACTTATAAGAGAGAAATGGTTATATTATAAAGGTAAAGCACCGTCAAAGGTATATAAAGATCTACCCTTTGATCTCAAACTAACTACAAAAGAAGAGATCAATATGTTTATCGAGTCCGATGATGACATCTGCAAACTACAATATAAAATCGGCTACATAGAACAGATGATAACTTTTCTTGATAGTGTCCTAAAGCAAATAGGCAATCGTAATTTTCAAATTAAGAATGCTATTGACTGGGAGAAATTTAAGAATGGGTTCTAGCATGATTTTATGGATCTACTTATTTGTAAGAAGAATGAAGTTTATCTGAAGGTTCAAGCAGAACCTCATTTAAATTATGAATTAGCAGACTTCTTTACTTTTGAAGTAGAGTCTGCAAAATTTATGCAAAAGAATAGAAGGTTTAAAGGTTGGGATGGAAAGATAAGATTGTACTCACCTGCTACAGGAGAGATATATTGTGGTCTTGTAGATTATCTTACAGACTGGGCAGATGAAAAAGGATATGAATATTCACTAGAAGACCATAAAAACTTTGGTCACCCTCAAGAAATTAATAAGTTTGTTACTCCTCAAGCCGTTGGTCAATTTGTAAAATCACTTCAGATACCGTTTCCCGTAAGGGACTACCAGTATAAAGCAATATACGAAGCCCTGAGATACAACAGACGACTCCTATTATCCCCAACTGCAAGCGGGAAGTCCTTGATGATCTATGCATTAATTAGATATCATTTAAATGTTGGCAGAAATATTTTGATTGTAGTTCCCACTACATCTCTTGTTGAGCAGATGTATAAGGACTTTGAATCTTATGGTTGGAAAACTAATGATTGTCATAAAATATATGCAGGTGCAGATAAGTATACAGATCATAGCGTAATTATTACCACTTGGCAATCAATCTATAAAGAACCTGGTAAATGGTTTGATAGATTTGATGTAGTGATTGGTGATGAAGCACATCAGTTTAAAGCAAAGTCTTTAACTACATTGATGTCTAAACTTCATAAATGTAAATACCGTATAGGTTTTACTGGAACACTAGATGGTGCAAATGTAAATCAATTAGTATTGGAAGGTTTATTTGGTAGATGTTCAAAGGTAACTAAGACTAATGAATTAATCAAACAAGGTTATCTTGCTAAGTTAAAAGTAAAAATTATTCTACTTAAGCATGATGAACAACTCTTTGAAGGTTACCAAAATGAAATAGATTACTTAGTAGAACACGAAGGACGTAATAAATTTCTCCGTAATCTTACATTAGATCTAAAAGGTAATACACTTGTTCTTTTTAACTATGTAGACCGTCATGGTATCCCTCTTTTTAACATGATAAATAGTCATACAGACAAACCTGTGTATCTCGTTCATGGGGGTGTTGATGTTGAAGATCGAGAAGATGTTCGGTTACTAACTGAGAAATCAGATAATGCCATCATCGTAGCATCCTACGGAACATTCTCTACAGGAATCAATATCAAAAGACTACATAACATTGTTTTTGCTTCTCCTTCTAAATCCAGAGTACGTAACTTACAGTCTATAGGTCGTGTATTAAGGAAAGGAGAGAATAAGTCACAAGCAACATTATATGATATTGCAGATGACATTTCTACTAATAGAGGAAACAACTATACGTTGAATCATCTAATGGAAAGAGTCAAAATTTATAACGAAGAAAAATTTAATTATGAAATCATAAATGTAAAACTAAAAGCTTATGATTAATTACACTAAAAAAGACGAAGACTTTCATGGAATTTTTAAATTAGTAAGTGGTGAAGAAGTGCTCGCCAAAGCAGTAATCACCGAACAGGATGGAGATTGTTTAATTTTTTTACAAGATCCTGTATGCATCCATGCTATCACTAAAGAAATTTCCGATCAAAAAGTAATGAGAGGAATGGGATTCACTAAGTGGATGCCTATGTCTGATGAAGATTTCTTTATTGTAAGAGACAGAGATATTATTACTATGGGAACGATGTCAAAACCTATTATATTAATGTATGAAGCATTTATACTAGGAGACGACCCCACCAAAATTAACCGCAGAAAGACCAGTCCTGATAAAACTGAAGGATATCTAGGAAAGATCGAAGATGCAAGAGTAAGGTTTGAAGAGCTCTATGACTCTTGAACCCTTACAGTGTTAGTATACATAGAATGATAAGGGTTGTCAAGCTTTTAGTTCTATGCTATACTTAAAAAGTTAAACTAAAGGTATATGAAGAAAGCAGCACCTAAAAAACGACAACATTATGTTGATAACCAAGAGTTTCTTGCTGCGATCATCAAGTACAAAGATAAAGTAGATATAGCAAAAGAAAAAAATTTACCAAAACCGCGTGTCAGTAATTATATTGGTGGGTGTTTCTTAAAGATTGCAACGCATCTATCATACAGACCAAACTTTATTAATTACATGTATAAAGATGACATGGTTTGTGATGGTATAGAAAATTGTATACAGTATATTGATAACTTTGATCCTGCTAAGAGTAGAAACCCATTTGCATATTTTACTCAGATAGTATATTATGCTTTCCTAAGACGGATAGCAAAGGAAAAGAGGCAGATGGATATCAAAGATAAAATTCTAGAGAAA